GGACACGACCGCAACGCCAACAACATGAACGGACGCTCAGAGAAGGGGCTGGCCGGGAAGCGCCAGAAGGAACTTCAGGACGCTGACATCGCTGAAATTCAACGGCAGGAACAGCTGTCCGCCGAAAGGAAGGCAGCGCAACTAGGAATGAACGTATGACAACCTCACCCGCCCAACAAATGACAGAAGAAGACCTCGACAAGTGGATCAAGATCTTCAAGTTCGACATCGCCGGCCCTCCGGATGAGAGGGCCCAGCTCCGCAGGATGATCAAGCAGTGCGCCAGGTTCATCGACGACATCAGGACTGGACAGAAACCACGGTGGCTCTCCCTGCTCGGTCGCTCTGGAAGCGGCAAGACGTTCGCAGCGCGCACCATCTGGGACTGGTACAAGCAGTCTCCTCACTGGGGGGAGCAATTCACTGACGGCCTCAACGCTGGCCGGTTCTGCGACTGGCCCGACGTGGCGTGGCACCTTCAGCAGAACGAATGGACCGGGATGCTGGATGACATCGCTCAGGAGCGTGTCGTTGTCATCGACGAGATTGGTGCTGACCGGGACAAGAACGGTCACGTCCGGGACTGCCTCGCTCGTCTGTGCTCAAAGCGTGTCGGAAAGTGGACCGTGTTCACATCCAACATGACCATTGATGAAATCGAAACTCACATCGACCAGCGCGTCAGCAGCCGGATGCAGCGGGATGGCTCCGTGGTGGTGGAGCTGAATGTCAGGGATTACTTTGTCAGGAAATGAAATCATGCAGCCCGAATTTCTAAAGCTCGAACAGGAATACGCAGAATGCCTCTGGAGGGTTCCAGCCGCTCTCATCATTATTTTATCAGCCTCATTTTTCATCCACCACATCAATGAACTCCACACTCCAGTCGAAGGACGTAAGGACGACTCTACACAAAGCAATGCCGCCTTGGTTGGACCCGTGGCTTTGGCTTGGCTTCGGGTGTGCGCTATTGCTGCTTGTGCCCGTTTTGCTTGGATATACTTTGCTTCGGCTGACCTTGCTCGCGCTTATGAAATTGGCAAGGGTGAAGCATGTTGCTGGCTCTTCTATATCGGAGTTGTTGTGCCAGTTTGGACATGGAACGAAAAGGAGAGACTGCTGTGTGTGCGGAAGGCCGGCAGCCGTGACATTTGAAACCCGCTATCAAAAGCAAAGGCATTTCTGCACAAACTGTAAACCTGTATGAAGAAACTACATCTCGGCTGTGGCCAAAACTATTACAAGGGCTGGATTAACCTTGACCGTAATCCAGATAACTTCTCAGATTTAATGCACGACTTGGAGGTATATCCTTGGCCGTTTGAGGATAACACCTTCGATGAGATTTGGGCAGACCAATTACTTGAACACCTGTCCGACGTTCCGAAAGCTGTAAGGGAAGTGCATCGTATTCTAAAACCGGGCGGAGTATTCAGCGGGCAAGTCCCATACTGTGGAAGTGTTTGGGCCTTTATCGACCCAACCCTTCCATGCAGTTGCTACTCCGGTGGCGTGCTTGACGACGCCCTCCTCGATTTCGATTGTCCCAAGATCACGAAGCCCCGTCTTGTCGCGAATGATGAGTGTCATATTTTATGCTCCTGAAATTACCATGCCTGAGAATTCCTTCTTGGTCGTTGTGCCAATCTCAGCGGAGCGCATCATGTCAGACGGTGCCTCTGCAATGATTGGATACGACATTGAGTCGAACGGATGCTTGTGGTCGTCACGCTTCACGTAATGAGACGCCGTGTGAGGATCGCTCCGAAGATTCGTCAGCATCGCGCGCGTGGACGTCAACTGTGCGGAGATGTGTAGCCGCTTCTCGTAAAGGAACTGCCAGACAAGCTTCACCTTGTCTCGGTTCGAGTCCTTGTATTTCGGTGCAGCGTTAAGGACGATCTGGCCATCGCTCGCCTCGTATGTGATGGCAGCGTCACTCTTCTCCGCTGACGCCCGGTCACTGAATGCAGAGGTGTCGGACCAGTGACGCCAGTTCAACTTGATGTTGTACTTCTTGAGCTGCCAGTTGTTCCAGTGCTCAATCTTTTCCAAGCAGATTTCGGTGAACTCTCGGATCGACTTGTAGGTCCGGATCACGACGAACTCATCAATCACTGAGAACGCGATGATCTGGCGCTTCGTGACTGGATGCTCGGTGATAATCTTCTCCATGATGTGGAACGAGTGGTTCTTGCTCTCGCCCATGTCCCACCCCCCGATGAGCGTTGTGCATCCAGGTGTTGGAACCATGATCTCCCAATCCTCTTCCGCGCAGTCCACATTTCCGAGGACGTGCTCCGATTCGTCATACACGTCAGAGAAGTGACCGTCGGTGATGTCCTGCTCCCACAGGCCGAGGATGAATCGGTTGAACAGCGCCTTGCGCTTCTTGTAGCGCGTCTCGATTTCACGCCGCTCGCGAGGATCGAGCTGCGGGTTGTCGTCAAGGTTCACCAAGATCCGATGAAGTCCGTCTTGGAAAATCTTGTCGTCGTCATCCTTCAGCACGGAATCTTTGAACTTGAACCACTTGTCATGGATCCAGTTGTTCGTTCCAGTGTCCGGAGGATTGCAGTCGCAGATGATCTGGTGCTCCTCATACTTCACGTTCGGCCACATGCGCAGCGCGTCGCAGAAGATGTCGAATGCGTGCTCGTCGCAATACTGGTCGAACTCCGACAGCCAGAACATCGAATACGCCGGACCCTTGAACTTCGCCTCAACCTCCGTCGAGTGTTCCAGGGAGTGACACTGAATCTCGGAGATGGTTCCGTGCCGGTTGCGTATCCGGACGAAGCTCATCTTGGAATCACCGGTCGTCTTCGGTCCTTCGGTGATCGTAAATCCGTGGCACCCCTGAGCCCACATCTTCAGCATTCGATCCAGCAGAACCCACACGCCGGCTGACTTGGCGTTCTTGATGGTCTTCGTGACGATGGCGACCATCGCCCCGTTCACGTCGAACGCATGGCGGATTACCTTCTGGAGAATCGCAAATGTCTTGCCGGACTTACGCGGCCCGTGGATGAGCAGGTAGCGGTGGTAATCGCTGAATATCTCAAACTGCTTCTGGTTGAGAGGGGGATACCAAGCCCCGTCCGTATCGTAGATGAAACCGTTTTCAGGATTGACTTTGATTGGCACGATTGAGGTTGCGGGGAGGGCAGTTAGATGTTCAAGTTCAAAACGTATGGCTTCAACAATTGTTTTCGACATGGCGGACCCTGGCGTCAAAAAGATGGTGGACGGCTGGGCGGACTCGACGGAATACGAACTGACGGTCAAGGTGAAGACCGGCGTCGGCCCGAAGCGCAACGTGGCTGATGTCACATCCGCAGAGGTGGAGGGCACTGAGGATGAAGCTGCCGACACTGAAACCGAGACGGAGCCAGCGACTGCCGAGGCGGAACCGGAAGAGGCGATGAAGCCGGCGTCGAAGCCTGCTGCAACCTACAAGTAATTGTGGCCGCGCCAATCCACAGGCTTGTAACCGAGCACGGGCTTGATCCTGCAAGCCTTAAGAAAGCGTTCGACTCGGACACCTTGGTCAAACGGCCAAAGGTGAAGAAGCTGGTGGACGACATCGGCAGCATCATCCGAGACGGCATTGGCAGGAACCGGCAGGACTACCGATTGTTCAAGGCGATGGACTGGGCCTATGACGCTCCGTTCTACCAGGTGTCCTACACGCAGCTTCGCGGACTCCTGAGCAGCAAGCCGGACGACAAGAAGGTGATGGAGACGGTGAACAGTTGGGGTCTGTCCCACCTGCTTCCGGACATCACGGAGAACGGGAAGACGTGCTGCAACGCGGATGGCAGCCCGAAAAAGGCGATCAACATCCCGGTCTTCTTCAACATCTTCGTCCCGATTGTCATGGCCTACATCGGCATTCGATGGGCAAAGCTTTTCAACGACCGGAACCAGACCCCACATTTCAAGTATGAGCCGGTGCAGTTCACGAAGGAGAACAGGATTCGGGCAGAGGTTCTGACACAGGTCATCGAGAAGCAGTCCACATGGTTTGACTACCCGTCCGATACCAAGCAGACCATTCTCCAGACCTTGCTCTACGGGTTCTGCATCAACTTCCCGCGTGAGGCGTGGTTCTCGGAGAAGCAGGAGGACGAGGGCGGCAAGGAGACGATTGTTCGCGAGGGGCTCCGGTTCAACATCCCCCATCCGTCCCGCATCTACTACGATTTGTATCACAGGCTCTCGACGCTGAACTCGAATTCGGGCTGCGAATACGCCGGATACTGGGAGCTATGCCGATACGACAAAATCCACGACAACGACCTGTATTGGAACAAGGACAAGATAACACTGGGATCCCTGTCGTGGTTCGACCTGGGGAAAAGCGACTTCTTGGAGCAAGTGTTTCCTTGTGCGATGTCGTTTCCGAGCCGGGATGGCTCTGGTGGAGTTGGCGCGCTGGACAGGGAATCGGAGGCCGCAAGGTATTACGGAAAGGGTGACTTCAATGCGTCCACGCTGGTCACTCAGCACTTCCAGCGAATCGTCCCCAAGGACTACGGGCTCGGAACCTACGAGCACCCTGTCTGGTTCCGGTTCGTGTTCGCTTCCGACAGCACGGTCATCTGGGCAGAGCCTCTGGCGTTCGATGTCATCCCGACTTACGCATTCGATGCCGACTTCAACCGCGCGCGCCACCGCTCGCTGGCCTTGGAGATCATCCCGTTTCAGGATCACGTCAGCAATCTCCTGACGAACTGGATTGCGGCTACCAAGGAGAACCTTCAGAACCCCATCTTCTACGATGCCGAGAAGATACCGGTCGAATACCTGAACAAGCTGGAGAACTTGGGCTTCAAGATGGTCGGCTCACGGGTGTACATCCCCTACAACAGCACGGTCAACTACCGGACCAAGACAGACCAGCGTGAGGCGTTCCATACCCCCCAGCTAACCCACCACAACACGGGTGAACTGGCGACTTTGATCGCTGGCGTGCTGAACATGCTCGACCGAATCATGCAGTTGTCCCCGCAGGAGATTGGACAGGCCGCGAGCCATGAGCAGAGCGCAGCCGAGAGCCGAATCATCGCAGGTAACACCTCGACGCGCGTGGCGTTCACCGGTTCGTTCATCGACTCCGGCGACTATGCCAAGAAGAAGATGCTTTACGACGCCACTATGGCGTACGCTGATGACGACATCACCGTAGGGGTCACGTCGGCATGGGCTGCCACCGAAGATGAGTTCAAGAAGTTGATGGAGAAGGTAGGGCTTACCATTTCGGACGACAGCGCATACAACGCTCAGAGCCCTGACAGTATGCACGTAGCCACAGCCAAGAAGTCCGCAATGGAGCTGGAATCGTTCGCCTCCAAGCGAGACGGACAGGACCGCATCGACAATCCCGGTATCGCGGACGCCATGAGTAAGGTGTTCTCGGCTGTTGCCGGAAACCCTGTCATCATTCAGTCCATCGGCGCACCTCAACTCATTGACTTGCTGAACCAGATCATCCAAACCAGCGGGCTACCGAAGGAATTCAAGCTTCGAGGCACGGCTATCAAGCCGGAATCCAATCCAGAGGAGCAGGCAGGCCAGATGTCCGAGATGCTCAAGCAGGTAGCCGAGCAAATGAAGCAACTGGTAGCTCAATCACAGCAGCAGACGATTGAGGCAGCCGGCCAGCAGACGCAGCAGATAGTCGGGCAGGCCATGCAGGGCATCGCGCAGCAGGTTGAGCCGCTTGCTCAGGTCGTTCAGCAGACGGCTGAGGCTACACAGGCGCAGGCGCAGCAGATTGCCGCTCTCGGTGAAGCCATGCAGCAGTTGACGGTTGCGGTTGAACAGTCGCAGCAGCCGGCACCGATGATGCAGCCCATGATGGATCCGGAGAACGCCCTGTTCTGACGGCATTCTCCTGATTGGAGTTGCTGACACCTCTTATGCCCGCCACAATCATCCCATCCCGCATCCCTGTTGACGCCGATCAGCGGGGACTCCTCGCGAACTTGTTCGCATCACCTGGATTATCACTTCTCAAGGAGGTGCTCGGCGCACGCTGCATCGAATCGCAGGTGGCAGCCATGAATGCGTCCCTGTATCTGAGTGATAACGAGACGGCAAAGAAGGACTTTGAGATTCAGAGAAA